TGATGATCTTCTCCAGCGCCGGCGCGATCGTCTCCAGCTCCCAGGGCTTGCCCCCTCCGCCCTTCGCGCCCGCGGTCCGGAGCATCTTGCCCGTGACTCCGAGCTCCTTCAGCCGCTCGACCTCGCCCGTCTGCGCGTCGGCGATCGCCTCGATGGCCTGCGTCAGGTTCGCGTCGGGGCTCTCCCTGGTGCCCATGATCGCGAAGTCCCCGGCGAGCTTGATCCACTTCTTGGTCTCGAGCCCATAGCCTTTGAGCTTCGCGGTGGCGTTGATGACCGCGTTCGTGTTGAACGGGGTCTTGTCCGCGAACTTCTTCGCCCAGTCGAACGCCTCGCCGCCCTTTTTCGCGTCCTGGTAGAGCACGTTCATCTTCGTCCGGAGCATCTCCGCGTTCATCGAGGCTTGCACGATCGAGGTGGCGAGGAGCTTGAACCCCATGATCCCGCCGGCGATCCCCAGCGCCCCGGCGATCCCGCTTGGGAACATCCCCTTCACTGCGCCCGATAGCCGCTGTGCCGATCCCCGGATCCCGTCGAACCCTTTGTCGAGCTTCGCCAGCTCGGAGAGCGACTGCCGGTCGTTGACGTTGATGTCGATGTCTTGTCGGATCGCTGGCATCTGGATCACTCCGTAGGGGCGCCGCTTGCTGCGCCCGCCTCATCCCCTCGGATGCTCATGAGCCCAGAGAGCGAGAGCGCGCCCCTGGGCCCGGCCGACCAAACATGCCTCCTCGAACACCGTCAGTGCGCGCACCTCCGCGAGCGTCATCTCCAGCACGTCCATGAGCCACAGAGGACGGAACTCCTCGGGGATCTCCGGCGGCTCCGACTCCCCAGCCTCGCGCTCGAACGCGACCTTCCGTTGGAGGCACGCGTCGAACGGCTCTATGCCGCAGACTCTGCCTCGTCCATGGGCGTCTCCGCCTCGCTGCTCTCGGGGAGCGCAGAGTCGGTACCAGAGGCTGCGGCACTCGGCTTTTTTCGCTCGAGAGTCGCCTCCACGTCTGCGAACCAGCAGAGGGCCAGCCGCTCGCGGTGGTGGGCCGAGAACTGACTGAGCGCCTCCGTCGAGAACGCCACCGCGATCCCATCCAGACCGACCACACCACTCCAGCCGGTGAGCAGCCCGAGGATGAGTCTCTCGGCCGTCGCGTCCTCTTCGGCCGCGAGAGCGGCACGGATCGCGCCCAGCTCAGCAGCGCTCGGCCAGCGGAACAGAAACTCCGCGCCCCACGCCTCAACAGTCAGGCCCTCGCCCAGTACGAACGGCATCCCAAGTCCCTCCGTAGGGGCGCCGCCTGCTGCGCCCTATACTCTCCACTCACCACTCACCACTCGCCCCTGCTCTACGCCCCGCCAGTCAGCACCGCGCGCCCGTGCCGCACCCCGTCGAGGATCGTGAACGTGTTCTGGAACCCGCTCACCGCCCCCGTTTCGAACGGCACGTTGTAGGGCCCGGTCGCACTGAAGTCGCTCAGCGTAAACGTCAGGTTCTCCGCCGGGGTCCCGTTCGCGAGCGTGATCACGATCGCGAGTCCTGCGGTCCAGTTCCGCACGTTCTGGTCGGGCAGCAGTTTGAGCCGCGTTGTGCACGTGAACACCGGCCCGGTAATGTCCGAGATGATGAACGCGTCGGGCTCCCACTCGTGGTCGGCCGTCGGCCCATCCCCGTAGATCTCCATCTCGGTCACGAGCCCATTCGTGAGGCTCCAGCTCAGCACGTTGTAGTCAGCGCCGCCGATGGTGATTGTGATGTCCTTCAGCGTGTGGCCTTTGGTGGAGAGGTAGACCGCCGTCTCTCCGGTCATCACGTCAGCGATCCCCTTGATCTCCAGGTCGTTGATCGTGTGCGCGTTCCCGCCAGCATTGGAGATCGTCGCCGCTCCCGGCTGGCAGCTAGTCAGGGTGTACTGCGTGGTCCCATCGAGATCGACGAGGAAGTCGGGCACCGAGCTGACCGTGAGGGCCCCGTCCACCGGGAACCACTTCACCAGGTCGGCATAGACCACCCCGTAGCACTGCGCCTTGGCCGTAGCCTCCTCGACCCCCTTCCTGTTGTGGATCCGGTTTCCGATGCCGGGCGTCACGATGTCGTGAGGATCCAGTGTGAAGTCGCCACCGGTCACCTCGCGGCAGAAACCCGCCGGCGTCCCAGTGGCGATCTTCGAGAACCCCAGCAACCTGGGATTAGGCATCTACGCACCTCCACAAACGAACCGCACCTGCAGCTCACACCCGATACACCAGAGCGGCAGGCCAGAGATCCGGCGGATAGCCGCCACCTCGGGTATCGAGAACGTGCTGGTATCCGGGTAGCCGAAGTCCCAGCCCGACCAGTTCACATCAAACACCTGCGCCCCCGCGCCGTCCGCGGAGGTCAGCGTCACTTCGGTCCGCGCACCGCCCGCCGCGATCACCGCCAACTTCCCGTTCGGGTCGTGGAACAGCGCCTTGTGGATGACCTTCGCGTAGACCCCCCGGGCGTTCGCCATCCGGTTCAGGATCGCGCCGGTGGTCGCATCGTGACACTGGTCGAACCGCCGGAGGTGCACCACCCGCACCCGCTCGATGTTCTCCTCGATCCCGGATGTCCCGTAATTCTCATGCTGTGGGCCCATCCCCCTAACGAGGATCCCCGGGCAGAACGCATCGAGGAACGAGTCGCCGTCGTCCGGAGTCAGCGGATGGTCCGCGAGATCGCCACGGTCCAGGTATCGCAGTGGAGTCTCCAGCCCGTCATCCCCATCCGCGAACCAGTTCACCGGCAGCCCGCCCGTATGGGTCGAGCCGTCGGCGCCTTTGAGCACGGCGATCACCGCCGCCTCGATCTCACTCGTGAACACGACATCCGTCGCCATACCCGCACTCCGTAGGGGCGCCGCTTGCTGCGCCCTGCCCCGCCTACCGCCACCGTAGGGGCGCCGCTTGCTGCGCCCGTCCTCAGTTCTTCCGCACCGTCAGCACCACCGTGTCCTGCCCTTCGCGCCCCAGCACTGTCCCGCTCCACATCGGCCACCCGCCATCGAGCTGCACCTCCACCTGCCATTCCGCCTCAATCGGGATGTCCGTCCGCAGCCGCACCGTGTAGATCGCGACCCCCGCCACCCCGAACGCCATCGCGGCTCGCTGCTGCGAGGTCCGGACGCACCGGCACCGCAGCTCGACCGCGTCGCTCTCCGTCACCTCACGCGCCAGGCCGTCGCTGCCCGAGGGCACGACGGCCGGCTGCCGGATCCGGATCGTTGCGTTGTACTCACCCACCGGCGAGCAGCCCCCTCACGATCTGGGTTACGCCCGTCTGGATCGTCCCGCGCAGCCACGACTCGTTCCGCTGCCACGCGCTGCCTGGCGTCCCATAGAGCCAGTGCGCCCTCCCGCCGTGGTAGCCGAGCCGGATCGGGTCGTCGTATGCCCGGGGGTTCCCATCCTGGTCGTGCGTCCGCTCGATGTTCCGCCCGAGTTTCGCGGAGAGGTCATCGAGCGTATGGGCGAAGTCGGTTCTCTCATGCTGCACCTCGGCGTACTTCGCGGCGAGCCCGCCGAACCCAATCCGCCCGAGCGCCCGGAGCTTCCCCGTCCGCATCGCCGAGACGGTCCCGCTCCGCTGCAGCGCCCCCGTCGCGACCGGCGCGTCCTGTGCCGCCTGCGCCATGATCCGCTTCAGACCCTGCGGGATGTAGGTCCGGCAGAGCGCGTCCATCAACCGTGGCCCGACGCTCCCCGCCCGCGCGAGGAACGCCTTGACCTGCTTGTCCTGGATGCTCACCTGAACCTGCATCGTCAACCCCCGTAGGGGCGCCGCTTGCTGCGCCCGATCCTCACACCCGCGTCGGCATCGCCAGCAGCCGGTACGGCCGCATCAGCCGCCGCGCCCGCGGCGCGATCCCAGGCTCCCAGTCCGCGCCAACGGTCGGGGTATACGATGTACTCAGACCATCCACAGCCCGCGCCTGTACCCCCGCCTCGCGGTTCGCCCCGTGGTCCGTCAGCGGCGGCGCATCCTCGTTCGCCATCCGCCAAAACGCCTGCTCGCACACGGCCGCCTGAATGTCCGCCGGGATTACGTACAGCCCCGCGGCGTCAGTGTCTCCGCTCCGTGGGAAGAACAACGCCTGCGTCGTTGTCGCCGGTGCCCCACGGAACCGCCCCCGATTGGCCGTCGATGTCGACTGCGTCCCCCCGAGCCGTTCGATGTCTCTTGTCGCCTCGATCAGGTTCCGTGCACGCCGAGTAGCGCCCCAGCCCGACCACTGCGCCTCGCGAGGCCCGTCTGCGAAGTAGGCGTCAGACTGTGCCTCGGTGACGTAGCAGTTGTCCGTCGCCCCACCCGGCGTGCACGTGACAGTCGGCATCAGATCCCGCCCCCGTAGCCTGGAACGAAGTAGATCGCCAGCAGCGACACCGGCTGATCCAGCCCCGTCCCGGCCTCGAGCCAGTTGAATGCCAACACGTCGCCAGCGGCCAGCTCCAGGGCGGACTCTGTCGTGCTGAGCGTGATCGCGGTCGCATCATAGGCTGCGGCATTCACCCCAGAGGTGAACGCCTTCGATGCCACCGTGGTCGTCCCAGCGCCGTCGGTCCCCTTGTTCACGAGCGCCGCCGTCGAGTAGTTGGTGGTGTTGCCCGTCACGGTCGTGCTGCAGACGAGGTCCACACCCAGGATGCGCGTCCGCTGCTTGGCCGGGAATACCGGCACCGTCCCATCTGTGCCGGTATAGGCCGCGAGCGGAATCGTCGCGATCATCGCTTCCAGATCAGTCCCCATCGCGTTTACCTTCCCTTGCGTGCTCTCGCGGCGAGCGGCAGCGGAACGTCTGGTGCTGGAGTGCGACCGGACCGGAGGATACCGCCCTGCTCATCGAGCAGGATGGCATCCTCGGGAGCTGTCAAAGACCACCCCATGCGCGTGGCAACTGCCGCGATGGGGATCCCATCAGGGTGTTGCCCGCGCTGCCAGACCGGCGTTCCGTCATCGCTCGCAGGGCGAGGCTTGAAGTAGGTCTGCATCAGCCCCTACCCCCTAGTCGGCGTCCTGCAGCATCACGTAGCCGGCGGTCGCATCGACCACGCCGACACCGTAGTACATGTCCCACACGAACTCGGTGTGGCCGGCGCTCGCGTCCCGCTCGGTCTCGAGCTGTGGGCCGCGCTTCCATGTCACGCCGATCGCGTTGGGCGACATGAACGCGCCCTGGTAGTCAGTCCCGTCGCTCACCACTCTGGGCGACTGGAACATGTCCACCCCGAACAAGTTCCCGCACCAGAACTCCTTCCAGACGCCGCGCCCGATGTCACCGGACGCAGCCGCGTTCAGGATCGGTGAGGAGGACTCATCGAGGAACTCCTTGTAGCCCCACGGATGCCAGATCGCGGCATAGGGGCCGGGGATCTCCGCCGTCTGCAGCGCCGTGATGTAGTTGCGGAACTCGGCCGCCGTCATCGGGCTGTTGGTGGCGTTGCCACCCGTCGGCGTCGATCCCAGCGAGCTGAACACGGCGCAGACATCCCCATCGAACTTCTTGGCCGCGGCCAGCCCAGCGGCCTTGCCCTGAAGCGCGATCGTGTATGCCTCACCCCGCGTATTCGACATCGCGACGAGGTCAGACACCGGGATGTTCAACACCTTCCGGGCCGCGGTCACGGTGACCCCGCTCGTGGTGAGCGCGCTCGTGTTGACGTAGTCATTCCCCTCGACTGCGTCACCGAACGCAACGCTCCCGAGCATGGGGAACGTATGCGAGACCGCATTCACCGAAGAGAGGTCCTCGATCATCAGGAACTGCTCTGCGACGCCCTGCTTGGGGAAAAACAGCGAAGCCTGCTGGAACCACATCCGTGCCTCCCCGATGATCGCCTGCACCAGATCATCGAGGGTTGTAGTTGTCGTTACCGCCATCTCTCACTCACTCCCTAGAGCAGGGGCTGGTGTTCCCCCACACCCCTGCGTTTGCGTTCATCGGCCCATGCCGCGGGCGAGCGGTTGCCCTCCGCCCACGTCTGGGGGGCCGACGGCTGTGTGCCGCCTGGTGTGCTCGGCGACCCGATGCTCGGCACCCGGCCCCCAAACGCTCTCAGTAGCGCCGCGCCATCCTCGCCAAACTCCTGGGTCAGGGCCTCTGCAGTCTTTCCGGCGAGTCCGCGCAGCATCTCGGTCTGGAGCGCCCTGTATTCCGCACGCTGTTCCTCGATGCTCGCCTTGACGGCATCCGCATCGTTGCCCACCACCCGCGCCCGGAATGCGGGCGGCAGATCCGTCGCATTCGCGGCGATCATCGTCGCTCGGAGCGTTTCGGCACGCGAGGACTGCAGTTCAGCCTCCGCGGCCAGTCGCTGCTCCTCGGCGCGCTGTGCGAGCTCCCGGGTCCGCTCCAACTCCGTCATCTCGGCCTGGCGTCGCTGCTCCTG